CCGTCAGTAAATGTGGATTGTCTGGTATATCCTGCCATTGATTATCTCCTTCCGCCCGGAGTAAATTCCAGTTGGTATCCTTTGATTGAAATAGGTGAAGCACCATCTTTGTCGTCTAAGCGAACTGATACAGTAAATCCGCTACCTTCTATGCTCTGACGAACCAAAGGTGTACCTGACGAACCATACACTGCTGTACCAAACAGTGATGAAGAGTTGCCGTAAATTGCAATAGCCGCTCCCGTAGTCAGGGGGTATTGAGCAGGTTGAGGTATTGCTGACGAAGAAAAGTCGTAACGAATACGGAAATCTGCATCCACGTTTCCTTCGTTATCATAGTTCCAGATAATCCGCTGCATCATTTTTCTGATGCCAGCATCTCCCATTGTAAAGTCTGGACCTTGATAAATAGACGCTATGTTGGTTCCGTCAAAAGTGTTGCCAGTTTCTTGAGTATAGATGTATCCGTCATGCCCGCCGTGAACTGCAGTCTCTGTCCCGCTGATAAAACCGCTCACACAACAGGAAGGTTTAATACCTTTTAAATCAGCGTATTCCCAGCCTACGCCACCTTCAGTACCGGCTTTGATTACGCCTATGATTCCGGGGGCTGCTGATTCAGCCTGTGTATCTGCTGCAAAGAACAAACGATATTGGCTCTTTTTGCGAATAACAAGGGATGAAATTCTATCTGTAGAAACTGCGTCTAGGCGAGGCTGTATCTGTTTCGATACGGTTCCAAGTTCAACGTCACCGATTTTCTGGGTACCCGCAATTGTTCGCAAACCGTCAGGTGCTAAGTAGATAAGGTCACCAGCAATCTCTTGGATACTAAACCCGTCCACACAACCAATCTTACGAGTAACAGGCTGCAAAGCAAAGTCGGCTATTGACGAACCTGCCAAAAAGAATATCTCATCTTCACAAAAGATAAACAGACGGTCACGGAAAACCTTTAGAGCCTTGACGTTGCTTTCGACTCTTACTGACCCTGCGCCATTAGCAGCACTAAAATCCGTCTCGTCGAAAGGTGCAGTAAATACTACCTCTTGAGGATTGGCAGACATACCAGCAAAGAAAACGTGATTTTTAAATATGGTAACAAACTGAGGGTCTGCAGGTGCGCCTGTAGCATTTATATCAGTGACTGAACTGTTGTCGTACACAGAAGCGTTGTTAGCTCCGTCACACCAAATTATCTTTTCAGTGTTGTTGAAGTTAAACACCGCAAAGTCATAGCGTCCTGCACCGGTTCTACCAGTATCTAGCTGAGTCCACGCACCACTTCCTGACGTTCCTTTATATACATTCTCGCCACGAGATGCTACAACCTGATTCTTATAAAAAGCAACTCCCAAAACCTTTTCAGAGGCTGCTGAAGTTTGCGGCACAATATTAGTGTTGAATTTCGCGAACCCGTTGATGCGACGGTATCCGCCGTTGATGTCTGGTTCGAAATTCTCTAGTTGTAGGGCAGAGCCGGGGGGTATGGAAAACGTATCTTTGTCGAGGACCAGACCGCCACCTAAACGAACAACATAAGGACTAAGTAGCGAAGTATCGGGCATTAAACGGCTCTCATGTAATCCTTGCGGTTGATAAGTTCAACACGCATACGGTTCAAACCCTGCTCATAATCCCGCGAAGCAAGCTGCGAGAATTGAGTGTCCGAACGAAGCATGTGGGTATAATAACGGGCGCGGTTCACAATTACGTCGTGAAATCTTTCTGGAATGACTGGAGTATCCGCTGCAGCCACCATGTCGGTATGTGTTGCGTAATAATAATAGCGAGCCGTGTAGGTTGACAAGTCAGGAACAGGAGACAGTCCAATCTTTTCATCCGGCGTAAAATACACATACTGGGGTAGAGCCTGCCCACCACCGGTAGGGTTTGTATCGGCCTCGTTCAACAATTCGAGATATTCATTAAAGGAAATGTACTTTAAGGTTTTTTCAGAAGTGGTTGCAGATTCTTGAATGGTGAAGCTGTCAAAATCTATTGTCTTTGCAGCGGCTGGCTTTGCGTATTCGCCTGTTCCTGCAGTTGTTGTAATCGTTCCGGCAGTAACAGTGAAGGGCCACTCGACTTCAGAGTTGATGATATCACGTTGGGATTTGTTAATAAAATCTTTTACAGATGTCTGGATACCACGGCTAGAAGCCAGAGTCGTAAGTTCAACTTCGTTTACTTCTCGCAATACAGCATTTATAAGTTCAAGAAATGTCATGGTTTACCTATTGGGGTTGTAGAACTGACGCACAGATATAAAAGCTTCTAGTGTACCGCCGCCATTAAAGGCAAGTATCTTATCGCCTGCGTGTAAGTGTATTCTATCTGAACCGATTACGTTGTAAACATCTTTACCTGCAATAGACTTATCATTTACTATATGATGATACGTGTTTGTATCTGCGTGATACCATTGCAATGTCACGTTTGATGTAGACGTATCGCCATTACTAATATGAAGAAAGTCTACTGTAGCATCATGGTTAGCTGGGCAGGTGTACATTAAGTTTGCACTTGCTCCACCAGATGTAGCCGTGATTGTAACAGCTTCCGTGTCTGTGGTAAAATTGCGGTCTATCATCAGACTACCCTGTTACGACACTGAGTTGTGACTCTTTAAATGTCATTATCTATCCCAGTTAAAAACGTCACGGTGCTTCTTCCAAAACCACTTGCCTATGCGATTAAAAGGCTTGCCAGTATTTAGCAAACCCAAAGCAAGGTATCTAATAAATTTCGATGTCGCCCAGAGCTTGAAGCTTGCTATTAGCTTCGTCCCAGTTAGCAACTGCTTTATCCATCTCTGCAAGCAAGTCAGGATGTTCTCCGATAGCTGCTGGATTTTGGAGATAATTTCTAAGATTGTATTCTGCACTTTTTTTCTGTGCCTCATATTTGTAACGCAGTGCGTCTATTGCAAGTTGTTTCATGTTAGTCCCTTCAAAAGTATTATATACAAATTTTGAAGTTTAGTCAAGAAATTTAATTAATAAAGGCAGAGGCTGTAGAAACCATCAATGCTATGAAGAGTCCGATTGCTATCGCAACTACTGCAACTATCAAAGCTCCTACTTTAATATTATCTAATAATTCCTGTTGTCTCAGGGCTTCTGCTTTTCGGGCTGCGGCTGCGGCTTCCTTTGCAGCCTTGATACGGTTAGCTCGTTCAGTAACTATACCCTTCCAAGTTCCCGGCCCAAACCTCATGTCAACCATCGTAGCTACTTCGTGGAGTTTTTCTGCCGCTAGACGTGCATCAATGACTTCACGGGCAACAGTGTCTACACCAAACTGGTCACCGATACCTACACTACCCGCCTTTTTGTTACGGACTTGCTGTACCTGCTTTTCGCCCTCGAACAGATTATCTATGTAACCTGCTATATCCCCGATGTCGTTGGCGGTTCCTATTGCAGACTTGATACCATCTACGGCACTCTTCACAAGGGCTATACCCGCGAGTGTTTCTGCAATCATGGTTGGTTGGTTCCTAAATTACTCTTCTACAATTTCTAAGATGCTGCCAGTGCCTTCGTCTATTTTAACTGTAAGTTCTTTGCATGACCACTTCTGGTCAAAGTTATGAGTTGGGCCTGTGTTTCGTTTTATCTTACGTCGTACTGACAGACACTGCGATAAAGACTGGTATGGAGTGTACTCTACCCTTTCACTACCTACAGTTAACAGCAATACAAAAGTAAGTTCAATCATCGCCGTTTCTTAGCTTCTCTATGCTTTCTTCTAAGCTCGTAATACGTTTCTCGTAAAACTCTAGTGTTAGTTTTTGCTGTTGGTCATACGGTGCTTTACCACCTTCTATCTCATTCTGTAACTTTTCTAGTTCACTGGCTATGTGTTCAATAAGCATGAACTGTTCACTGTCTGCTGGAAGACTGCCCATTTCACCACGAGGCCACTTAATGCGGAACTCCGTGTTCTGTTCCAAGTCTGACTTCATCATAGTGATGTTAGTCTCTAGTTGATTCAGTCTTTCTATGATACCAAAGTATGCCCACGTTGCCACAGATGCAGCAGCCACCATGCTTATAATGTTACGTAGCGGTAACGCAACTTCAGTATTCTCGCTTAGCTTTGTAGCCATTACTCAACTTCTTTATCCATTTTAACGCAGAAACAAGTTGCATCAGGATTGTTGAACCCATGTTCAGTTATAGCTACGTGACAGCTAGACATCCATTTGTGAGTGTCGTGGACCGTAGCCTTAACTTCAATCGGATTGA